CTCACTTCTTCTGACCTACAGCAGATCCGAAAGGCTGTGAATTTTCTGATGCCCATGTGCCAAGCAAACCGGCAGACCCAGCGGGAGCTTATGGGTGTCAACGCAAGGACAACGGCGCTACTGAATGGCTCACGGTAATCGCAGATAACGCAAAAGGCACGACGCGATGTCGTGTCTTCGCTATATATTTTTGCTGACGGCTTCATTCAGCAGGTGCGGCTTTCCGGTGCTCTTTTTTGAAGCGGACTTTGTGGTAAAGACTTTGCTTGCCCACACAAAGAGGTGCAGCACGGAATCGAACAGGGAATCTTCTTTTACTTATTTATCGTTTGCTTGATCTCCGCACCGCCCTTGATCCGCACCAGAATCTCATCAGTGGAGAGGACGGTCACGCGCTCCACGATCTGCCGGACGGCGTTTTCGTTCCATTCGGTGATCGTGGATGCGGCGTTCTCTACGGCTTGCTCCGCCTGCTTCATGCGGGTGCAGATGCGATCTGTGTCGACGCTGCTTTGCAGGATTTCTTCTTTCTGCTTTTTGAGCGCAGTCTGCTCGGCAAGGATCTCCGCGAACTGAGCGTTGCAGGCTTCTTTATCCTCGGCATCAATGGCTTCCGCCAGCAGGCGCTGGAACTGCTCGTCGAGCTGTGTCAGACGACGTTCAATATCGGCAAGGCTCATCGTCTGCCCCTGCACTGGCAGAAGTTCAAGAGATACTGCATTTTTAATAAGGTCGAGCAGGGCAGGTTTATTGCTCATGGCGGAGTTGATGGCTACCAGAATTGCATTTTGCAGTGGTTCTTCCTTGATTGTCGGGGAATCGTGGCAGTATTTTGTGCCGTAGTTCAGGCGGCTGGTGCAGCGCCAGACGGGGTATTTTCGGCCAAGGGATGTCCATGTGCAGCGCCGGTAGAGCGTCCCGCACTCGCCGCACACGAGCCTGTCCGACAGCGCAAATTTGCTCGTATAACAAGAGCGTCCTGTCACAGCCGTTTTGGATGGGCTGCGCAGGGCGCTCCGACGTGCCATTTCTGCTTTTACTGCATTGTACTGCTCCCGGCTGACGATGGCTTCATGGTGGTCTGGCATATAATATTGCGTCATCTGACCGACGTTCTTAATGACCTTCTTGCTGATCACATCTGTGCGGAATGTTTTCTGAAGCAGTACATCGCCGCAGTATTTCTCATTCGTCAGGATGCTCTTGATGGATGTTGTTGTCCATTTTGATTCTCCAAGAACCGTTTTGATCTGATTTTCTTCCAGCCAGTCTTGCAGATTTCGCAAGCTGGCGCCGCTCTCATATCGCTTGTAGAGTTCGCGCACGATTTCTGCCTGCTCTGGGATGATGCAGAACTTGCCGTCTGCATCTTTTTTGTAACCGTAAAGCCAGTGGCATGGAATTTTGAGCGTTCCGACTTTTGCATGCATCTGCCGCCCACGTCGGATATTGCCGGAAATGGACTCGCTTTCGGACTGCGCCATCGCGCCGTACATGGTGATCATAAATTCGCTGTCCGGTGGCAGGGAGTTGATATTTTCTTTCTCGAAGAGGACGCCAATGCCAAGCTGCCGGAGGATGCGCGTATAGTTGATGCAGTCGAGCGTATTGCGGGCAAATCGTTGGATGGACTTTGTAAGAATAAGGTCAATCTTTTTCTGTTTGCACTGACGGATCATCCGCAGGAACTCCGTGCGCTTTTTCGTGGATGTGCCGGTAATACCCTCGTCTGCAAAAATCCCAGCCATTGTCCATTCCTTGTTGGACATGATTTTATCTGTGTAGTACTCGCACTGGGCTTCGTAACTGCTGGCCTGTTCTTCTTCCTTGGTCGAAACACGGCAGTACGCTGCTACGCGAAGCTGTTTTGTGACCGCAGCGGTCTGCTGCAATTCCGGCTTTGGCGGAATGATAATGACGCGCGGTTTTTCATCTGTCATACCAAGTCATCCTTTCCAATGATTTGCCCATTCTTGAGCTGCAAGCGCACCGTCTGGCGTGTCACCAGCACAGCGGTTACGGCGCTTTGCAGTAACTCTGCGTTGAGCTCTACCGTGCATTCGAACGCCGCCAACAGCCGTCGCAGGCGCTCGGTTTCGTATTCTTCGCTGCCAATGGCATCGTACTGCTCCTGCGCCAGTTTGCAAATCAGGATTCTGGCAGCGTCTTCGTCAAGCGGCTGGATGTTCAGGATCTCGTCCAGTTCAGCCTGCGTGGCGCTGTTCGGTGCAGACTGTTTTTCAGGCTGTGTAATGCACTCCGGCTGTTTTGCCAGCCTGCCAAGCAAGTGCGTGACCTGCTGCTCGATTTCCGGTGTGGGAGGCTTGGAGCAGACCCGCTTGAGCGCTTTCTGTGCGGGTGTCCGCTCCGGCAGGCGCTGCTTGGTCTGACGCTTTTCAGCGGCCGCCTTGAATAGTTTTATGTCAACTAATTTGGGATAACTGTCTGCGCCGGTGTACTTGGGATTCTCCAAAATGCGGGCAACCATATTTTTGTTCCAGCTCTTGCCCTCGTCATAGGCGGGACCGGTTTTGCTCATCTGCTCTGCAATTTCTTTGAGCGATGCGCCGAGCGTATATTGCAGGAAGATGTCCTGCACGGCTTTGGCTTCCGGCTCGTTCCGGATAATCTCGCCCATGCGCATCCGATAGCCGAACGGCAGCTTCCGATTTCCCATTACCGCTTTGTCCTTTCGATTTGCTCTGTCAGCTCCAAGCCGTTTTTCAGCCGAAACCGCAGGCACTCATTGCTGTCCACAATGATCTTTTCCACAAGCGCATCGAACAGCTCCGCATCAAAGCCGTCGAGAAAATCCGGCCCGTCCTCCAGCGCGTCCATGAGATCGCGGGTGCGGTCTGCCAGATCGTCGCTGTCGGTGTCGAGAAGCCTTGCTTTTTCCTGTTTCAGCCTGCGGAGTTGTTCGTTGAGTTTGTTGTTGGAAGATATAAAAGTATCAGGATCAACGCCGCCCGCCTGTTGAAGCTGGGTTAGGAATTGAACCTGACTGAGTATGTCGGATATTTTCTTGTTGAGAGAGATAACATCCTCGCTCCAGAGCATTCGGCTATAGCGGATCTTTTGGAGATTCGAGAGCATTTGCGTGAAAATGGGTTCGCCGTGGTGTTTGAGTTTGTAGTACAGACGGCAGAACGCTGCGTTAATAGTTTCCTCCGGTACCTGCTTGATGTGACAGGCATTCCGTTGTTCCTCATGCACTACACATGACCAATACCAGATTTGGTTTGAAGTCTTTGCCCGACAGCGAGAACCACAGCTGCATTGGATTTTGCCAGAATACACTTTTGGCTCGTCCGATCTGCTCACGGTTCTGCGTTTGCGCAATTCCTGCGCACAATCAAATACATTCTGAGGAATAATTGGTGCATTGCTGTCCGATACATAATACATGGCTCGCTCGCCATGATTGCGCTTTACTGTTCTTGGCAGCTCTGCCCTTGTATATTTCTTTTGAAAAATGGCATTTCCGGCATAACGCTCATTCATTAATATATAATCAATTTCTCTGCGTAGCCACTTTCGGTTACTCCCCTGCTGTGCATTAAGACGGTCACAAATCTCTTTTGTATTTGCGCCAGACAGGTAGGCATTGAAAATATCTTGTACAATCGGAGCTTCTGCTTCATTCACCGTAAGCTCACCGTTTCGAACCGTGTATCCAAATGGTGCTGTGCGGAGCTTATACTTTCCTGCCTCCATTTGATGCTGGATGCTCCATTGCACATTACCGGAAATCGACTCACTCTGCTTTTGCGCTAGGGATGCCATGATTGCCGTGACCATTTCACTGGACACTCTAGCCGTGTCGATGCCCTGTTCTTCAAACAGGACGCTGACGCCGAGTTCCTTCAGTTCCCGGACAGCCGCAAGGCAATCCTTTGTATTTCTGGCAAATCGGGAAATACTCTTGACCAGAATGCGGTCGATCTTGCCTTTGCGGCAATCCTGCATCATGCGCTGAAAGTCTTCGCGCTTTTCAACCGACGTGCCGGTGATGCCCTCATCGGCATAGATGTCAACCATTTCCCAATCTGGGTTGCCGGAGATGAGTTCGGAATAGTATTGATTCTGTACGCGGTAGGAGTTGAGCTGATCTTCACTGGAGGAGCTGACGCGGGCGTAGGCCGCGACACGCAGTTTTCGTGCGACGATCTCGTCGTGCGCTGGGATTACAATGACGCGCTGCTGTTCCAGCGCAAGGTTTCCGCTGGTCTGCTTCTTTGCCACGTTCTCACCCCCCTCTGTAGCAATACACACTACCATACCATCGGCGCAATAGCTATGACCAAAACGGAGAAAAATCAAGCGTAAAGTGTGAAATTTGCACCAAGCTCGACAGCGATCCGCCGTGCGATCTTTTTGATCTCAGTCTCAGAAAATCCGACCGTTCGGAGCGCTTTCAGGAGCTGGCAGATGCCTAAAAAATCAATGTTCGGATTCATTGCATTTCTCCTATACACAAAGCGGGAACCGTATTCCATAGCGGGATACGGTTCCCGCGGTTTCTGACATTTGTGCTTCTGGCTTTATTTGTCGCTACATCCCAAGCCAATGGGCGATTTCAAACAGCGGCGGCTGGCTGCCGCTCCACGGGTCTTGCACCCCTCCGAGGATCTCTCCGAGCTGCCCCCATTACGTTCCGTTGTGGCTGGACAGGTGTACCATTATAGGTTGGCAGGGTCATCGCGAAACAGCTTGCCACGGCTG